CAGGAGGTTTAACAGCATCTGTTGCTAAATTAGCAACTGGTTATAAACTCTTTGAGAATGCTGATAACTATGCTGTTAATTTCCTACTTATGGGATCTGGAAATCATGTTAAGACAGAAGCACAGTCACTGGCACAACAAGTTATTGCTGTTGCTGATATAAGGAAAGATGCACTTGCATTCATCAGTCCATATAGAGGGGCATACCTGACTGATACTTCAGTTGGATCTGTCACGGTTAATGATGATGAGACAATAACAAACAATGTTCTTAGTTTCTATGCACCATTATCATCTTCATCATATGCAGTATTCGACAGTGGATACAAGTATATGTACGATAGATTTGATGATGCTTTCCGTTATGTTCCATTAAATGGAGACATTGCAGGAACTTGTGTTAGAACTGATATTACAAACTTCCCTTGGTTCTCACCAGCAGGAACTGCAAGAGGAGCAATTCTCAATGCAGTAAAACTTACTTATAATCCAAGTAAGGATCAAAGAGATCGTCTCTATTCTAATAGAATTAATTCTGTAATATTCTCAGCAGGATCAGGAATTGTTCTATTTGGTGATAAGACTGCACTTGCAAAATCATCAGCATTTGATAGAATCAACGTTCGTAGATTATTCTTATATCTTGAAAATGCAATTTCTAATGCTGCTAAAGATCAACTATTTGAATTCAACGATGAGATTACAAGAACAAACTTTGTAAATATTGTTGAACCTTTCCTACGTGATGTTCAGGCAAAACGAGGTGTACAAGATTATGTTGTTATCTGTGATGAGACAAATAACACTGCTGCCGTTATAGATAATAATGAGTTTGTGGCAGACATCTTCATCAAACCAGCAAGGTCGATTAACTTCATCGGTTTAACCTTCGTTGCAACCAGAACTGGTGTTGCTTTTGAAGAAGTAATTGGTAACGTTTAATTCCATTTAATTCAAATAGAGGTATAAAAAAACTATGGCAACACGTCAACAACAAAACGCCACTCCACTAAGAACAATTAGTGATTTTAAGAGTAGATTATCTGGTGGTGGTGCTAGACCCAATCTATTCGAAGTGGAATTAGCATTTCCAAATGCAGTCGCAATAGATAACGATGTCTTACAGAAATCAAGATTTCTTGTTAAGGCAGCAGCATTACCAGCATCAACTATTGCTCCAATTGATGTTCCATTCAGAGGTCGTATTTTAAAGATTGCTGGAGACAGAACATTTGAAACTTGGACTATTACAGTTCTTAATGACACAGACTTTTCTATTCGTTCTGCTTTTGAAAAGTGGATGAATATTATTAACAAAATGTCTGATGCTACTGGATTAGTTGATCCAGAAGGATATCAAAAAGATGCTACTGTTAAGCAATTAGATCGTGATGGAGGAGTACTCAGATCTTACAAGTTCTGGGATATTTTCCCAACCAATATTTCTACTATTGATTTAAGTTACGAAACGACTGATACTCTTGAAGAGTTCACTGTAGAACTACAAGTTCAGTGGTGGGAGGCTTATAAAGGTTCTTCTCTCTCAGCTGGCGGTGAAGATATCGTCTAAATAGTGCTATAATAGTAGGAAAAACATTATACAATGGCAAGACTTTTT